CAATTGATATAAAGCAATTTAATGACAGGGGTAATCTAGTTAAGTCTTATGAAGCAGTACCTCCTGGAGTTTCAAACTTAAAGATGAGCAGTCAAGGGGGAACAGTAATTGAGACCCCAACTAGAATGCAAGCTGGAGGAGCTCCTTTAGACTATAGAATAGCTCAAGAGCTAGCTAAAAGAAAAGGAAATACCCCAGAATTTTATCTAGCCTCAGCAGATACAATAGGGTATCATGAATCGGGTCCTGACCAGAGAATGGCAATTAATGCTCTTCAAGAGCCTGTCCCAACAGGAAGAGGAACATTTCAGATAGAGGGAAAGGATGGAAGCAATACTTTAGAAACCTCTCAAAAGCATTTAAGAAGGACAATGGGGTACTGGGGGGAAACACCTCCCCAGAATATTATGGATAGCAGAGATGCGGCAGAGCTTACGTATGAAGAGCAAAGAGCATTGATGCTTGCACACCTTCTACAAGGACCTATGCCTATGGCTGATTACGCTAGTGGAAAAGCTAAGCTAGCAGATGTATGGGCTACTGGATGGAAAAAGAAATTTAAGAGCCCAGAAGACAGGCAGTTAGGTATTAATAAATTTAATGCTAGTAGACTACACGCAAAGAAGGAAGGAATCCCAGAACCCAACTATATTAAAAGAAAACTGGGAGGAAAAAAGCGTAAGTGATATATTATAACTACGACTGTAAAAAATAATTTTATAGATAAACAAAAACACAAACTAAATATATTTGTAAAATGCAAGACCCAAACAACAAACTAGACCTTGATGCAATCTCTTTCGACGACATGTTGGGAGACGGTTTGCAATCAGTTCAAGAAGAGGTAGCAGAGCCTCAGATTGAACAAGAAGAAGTTCTTGCGGAAGAGCCTTTAGAAGAGGTGGAGCCGGAAGACTACGAAATTGAAGCAGTAGAAGGAGAAGCTGTAGAAGAAGAACCTCTAGAAGAGGTAGAAGAAATTAACACTACAGTAGCTAATGAAATTGCTGATACTTTAGGATTTGAACTTGAGAATGAATATGCAGATACTGTAGAAGGACTTACTGAATTTGTAAGAGACCTTTCACAAGATGCTGCTGAAGAGCAGATCTCAAATCTATTTGAACAGTACCCTGAGGTACAAAAACATTTAGATTACTTAATGTCTGGAGGAAACTCAGAAACGTTCTTTGAAGCCTTTAATCCTCAGACTGATTTTAATAACATCGAACTAGCAGAAAACGATGTTCAAATGCAGAGAGCTGTATTGTCTCAATACTTTGCGGCTAAAGGACACGACCAAGAATTCATACAAGAGATTATAGACACGTATGAAGATAATGGGAAGCTTTATAATAAATCTACCCAAGCAAAAAATGAGATAGGGGAAGCGCAAGAACAATACAAGCAGCAACTCCTACAAGACCAAGAAGCTGCTTACCAACAAGAACTAGAACAAAATGAAGAGTTCTGGGACAGTGTAGCAACTACTATTGAGTCTGGGAACGAATTTGCAGGAATACGAATCCCAGACAAACAGAAAGGTAAATTCTTTGATTACATCTCTGAGCCTGTAGGCCCTAATGGAGAAACTCAAAGAGACCTTGACTACGAAGAATCTGATATTGATGTTAAGCTAGCTATGGACTACTTAATGTATAATGGCTTTAACTTAAGCAATATCATAGATACTAAGGCTAAAACCAAGAGCGCTGAGAGCCTTAGAAATCGAATAGTCTCTAACCAAGAAAGGGTTAAGAGTGCTAGAAAAACTCAGCGTCAAACTAATACTTTCGATCCTGAGGATCTCGATATAAATGCTCTTTTAAAATAAACTTAACTTAAAACTAGAATATCATGGCTTTACAACAAGTACTAAAAACGTACTATAATGACCAGCAGATGACCGACACTAACTCGTTGGTTAATGCTTTGATGGAGAAACCAGAAGAGTTGTCTCCTATTATTACTCACCTCGCAGGACGAGAAGAGAAGAAATTCCCATTGTCTTTTTTGACAGAGGGTGTGGGCAATACTAAATCTATTGACCGCTTTGAATATGAATACCGTGTAAAAACCCACGAAGTAAACGTTCGCCCAGTTCTTAGCTCGGTAGGTACAGGAGCAGGTGGAAGTCACTTCACTGTTACTTTCCCTGACAAGTGGTTTGTATTCCCATACACTTTGGTATCTCAATCAGGTGTATTGGCTCGTATTATGTCCGAACCTGTTCCAGATGAAGGTGGATATAAGTACACTTTAAAGCTTGTATCTCCTGACCAAGCTAGCATGCCTTCAACAGACATTGCTGCTGGTGCACTATTTGGAATGCTGTATGCAAACGTAGGTGTTGACTTCTCTAGAGGTAATGCATCTAACTGGAGTGCTCCAGGTTTGGTACGTAGCAAGATTGGAACAATCCGTAAGTCTTACCACTTCTCTGGTAACGCTAAGGACTATGTAGCTCAGTTTACTCTCCCAATGAAAGAAGGTCAATCTACTCAATTGTGGATGGACTATGAAGAGTACCGTCACATGCTCAAGTTTAAAGAAGAGTGTGAGATGTACTACTGGTATGGACAAAAGACATATGGCAACAGCGGTGTTAATGAAATGCTTGACGAAAACGGACAACCAGTTATTTCTGGACCAGGTTTGTTTGAGCAGATCATCAACAAGGACACTTACTCTACTTTGACTCAAAAGAAGATTGAGGATGTTATCGGTGATTTGTTCTACGGTATGACTGACGCTACTGATAAGCAAGTAACTCTCTACACTGGTGTAGGTGGTGCACGTGAATTTGATAAAGCTTTGCGTAACTACTATGGTACTGGTAATACTTACCTCCAAACTTCAGAAGCTAAGTTCATCACTGGCTCAGGTCGTAACTTGGGAATTACTGGTTACTTCAATTCTTATGAGCACATTGATGGTCATAGAGTGAATGTAGTAAAAGTTCCATTGTTTGACCACGGTCCTGTTGCTCAAGCTTCTGCTAAGCATCCAGAAACTGGATTGCCATTGGAGTCTTACAGAATGACTTTCGTTGATCAGTCTACTTATGACGGAGAAAACAATCTCCAAATGATCAATAAGAAAGGTCGTGAAATGTTGCGTTGGTGTGTTGGTGGTTCAGTTGTCCCAAAGGGATTTGCTGAAACAGACACACGAGCAAGCGATATAGACGGTGCTTCTGTACACATGTTGAAAACAGCTGGTATCTTGCTTCGCCGCTTTGATACTTCGCTCGATCTCCAGTGTGTAGCATCGTAATTTGTGTTTGGTTTGCAAGGGGGGCCTGCCAACGGGTTGGGCTCCCCTATTTACCATAAATAGTTATTCTTATCCTTAAAAAAAAGAACATGAAAAAAATAATCATTCGCAGAAAAGAAGTCCTGAACCATCTCCCTAAGGAGATTAGAGCAGGCGCAAAAGTTAAAGTCGGTTCTATCTATGTAGGACGACAACCTTTGAAAGGTGTGGAAGGAGAGGAAGCGCACAAACTTCTTCAAGGTATTTTAGATGTACCCCCAACTCACCAAGACTGGCCTAAGCTTGAGAAAGAATTTTGGGCAAGTATGTCATTAAAAGTCCCATTCGAAGGAGTGGAACTAAACATTACAACTGATGAAGATGGGCATCCTGAAAATGCTATGGACTATATCACATATAAGTGGTGTCTAAAGCATAGACAGGTAGCTAGTTCAGAAGCTGAAATGAAAACAAACGGATTGAAGAAATTCTATATCTATGATCCGCAGAGAGATTTACTCAAAAGAAATGCTAAAGTACAAGTACAAAAAGCAGCTGATAAAGAGTTTATTAAAATCTCCTCGGACTTTGATAAAATGAGACGACTACTTAGAGTACTGTCTAAAGGAGCTCGACCAGAGACTATGGCAGATACTGAAGTAGAAAATCAACTCTACGGACTTAAGAACTCTTCTCCTGAAAAGTTCTTGAAGATGAGCACAGATAAGAACCTAGATGTTAGGGCTGAGCTTGAAGAGATGATTGAAACATCTGTACTTAGAAAGATTGGTAATCAATTGATCTATGGAGATGAGACTATTGGGGACAATATCACTGATGCTATTGTCTATTTTAATAATAAGAAAAACTCAGGGCAAGTGAATGCTATGCGTGCACAGCTCAAAGACGTTAGAAGTTAATGACTATAGAAGAGATGCATATTGCTGTCAACCTGGGGGTGCAAAAGATTGCATCTTTCCAGGTTGACAATCTCTTACCTCAAGAGATTGATCATGAGCTTAATAACGCTATGGATAGATTTATTAAGCAGAGATATATTCCTATGGGGAATAAGTATCGTCGTGGATTTGAACAGTCTCAAAAAAGAATTGACGACTTACGTAATCTAGTAGTAGACTATCGAGTAAGAACAGAATTTGGGGGAAACTCTATATCTGGATTTACGTTTGATAGAGCTCGCTTTCCAAACGACTATATGTTTCTTATTAGTGTAATGTCTGAAATGTTTTATACATGTCCTGCATATACCCCTAATATACCTGAGAAAACTAAGTATTATTTTACACTAGATGTAACTCCTCCATCTGAAAACATTGATCAGTTCATAGGAATGTATCTATTAGATGGTATTGGGGAAATTGATACTGCAATAATAGAAGAAGGATTATATGTAAACAATCAGCTGTTAGACTCTAGTATATACAATGCTAATTATGTCCCAGAGCAATCTGAGTTTGAAACTACTAATCTTGAGTCTGTACATACTAGCCCTACAATTACTGGAAATAACTTAGTTATATGTTCTACTGAGGCAGTAGCAAATGGACTTGCTATTAAGTGGAGCAATGAGCTTATAACTAAAACAGAGGGTACGAGTACAGAAGTAGCGATAAAAAGAAGAGAAGAAGATGATTCAGCAGGCTCCTCTAAAAGAGAATCTTGCTCTTATTCTCAACATGACGATCTAATGACATTGTTGTCTGATCCATTTAATACCACGAAGAATACAAAACCACTTTATACTATACAAGAAAACTTCGTGGATATTTATGCAGATAATACTTTTTTTAGTAAGTTTGTTGAACTTAAATATATTAGACGTCCTAAGCGTATGAATAAAGAATTAAGCTTAGGATGTGAACTCCCAGACCACACTCACCAAGAGATTGTGGAGATGGGAGTAAAAAGCATACTAGAGGCGATATCTGACCCTCAGTATAACACACAATCTAGGGAGGTCCTAGAGAGTGAATAAAATGATGTTTAATCCCTAAAATAAAATTAAAATGGGAACTAATCTTTCACA